TGACTTTTGCACAAACGCAGTTTACATCTGCAACTTTTGGTGCAGCTTATGCAGTTATATACAACAGTTCATCGTCTAATAAATTGGTAGTTGTTTTAGATTTTGGTGGAACAAAATCTTGTTCAAACGGAACATTTACAATCACGTTCCCAAGCACAAGTTCAGGTACACCGGCTGGAACAGATTCGCTTATTAGTATAACGTCGTAATGGGAGAATTAAATGGCTTTGGTTATAAATGACAGAGTAAAAGAAAACAGTACAACGTCTGGTACAGGTAATATCACGCTTGCGGGTATTGCAGCTGGACAAGGTAATGTAACTTTTTCAAGTGGTGTTGGAGTTGGTAACACTACTTATTATTGTATATTTGAACAAGGCACAAACACGTTTGAGATTGGAGTTGGAACTTTATCAGGTTCAACTACTTTGGAGAGAACAACAGTTATAAATAACTCTTCAGGTAACACATCTAAAATAAATTTTACAGGCGGAACTTTAGATGTATTTGTAACAATGCCTGCAGATAAAACGGTTTACCTCGATGCGTCGGGCACACCAGTAGGAGCAGCTTCAGCAGGATTTGCACTTGCTATGGCTGTTGCGTTATAAAGGAATAAATTATGGCACAAAATTTTAGAAACAATTTACAAAGAAACGTCGGAACAGGAGAAGTTACTTTAATAACTGGTGGAGACTTTGATGCGATTATCGGAATAAGATGCTGCAACGTTCTTACCTCTACTATTGAAGTAGATGTGTTTATTGAGAATAGTAGTAATGACCACTTTCTCGCAAAAGGCGTGGTTATACCACCAAATTCTGCGGTTGAATTAATTCAAGGTGGGGCAAAAATTGTTTTAAAAAATGGTGATGTATTAAAAGCTAAAAGTAATACTGCTTCTAGTTTAGATATTGTCACTTCATTTATAGACGATATTAGTTCGTAAGGAGGAAATATGACGGCAATAGTAAACGG